TTATCAGTGCGGTGGACAAGTCCACCTCCGATCTCGTTCTCGAAATGCGCAGGGCTAATGCTGCTCGACAGAAGGCAGAGTCCGAGGCCTTGGCCAACCAATGGATAGCTGAAAACAAGGATGCTCTACAAGCCTCGTCCATTGCAGCATCTGTCAAAGCAAAGTTGGAGGCACGGAACAAAGCACTTGTCAGTGCGGTGGACAAGTCCACCTCCGATCTCGTTCTCGAAATGCGCAGGGCTAATGCTGCTCGACAGAAGGCAGAGTCCGGGGCCATCAATGCAAGGGATGAGAGGTCTCTGTCATACATCTCCGGCACGCCTGTTCAACAGGCCTCACAGACCTTGCGAGCAAGCATTGCACAGACCAATGGGTACGATCTCACCAAGCACGCACCAGAGGCACTGAACGCGGCGCAACGACTTGGAAGTGTTGATGCGTCTGCGGCGGCGCTGGCTGCAGCCAAGGCCACTGCAGAGCTTGAGAGGGCCAACAAGACCCTGACCCCTGCCATCAAGCAGAGCACCGACCACCAAATCAACTGGAACAAGGTCGCCAACGAGGGTCACGCAGCCGTCCGGGGCCTTGCCGGAAGTCTTGGCACGCTGTGGATCACTTACGGTCAGTTGGCACCCTTGTTGGCTGGTGCAGCATTAGGCTCTGCGTTTGTCAATACCGCCAAGGCGGGTTCTGAGTTTGCCTATCAGTTGACCTTCGTGAAGGCCCTTGGAAACGAATCTGCAGAAGCTGTAGAGCGGTTGTCAAGTGCAGCCACAATGCTCGGGCAGAACAGCCTGCAAGGGCCTGTAGAGTTAGCCAGTGGTTTCAGAATTCTAGCCCAGGCAGGCCTCAGTGGTGCGAACAGCATCCTGGCGATGAGCAGTGTCCTGGACTTGGCCGTGGTCGGTGAAATGGACATGGCGCAGGCCGGCACCACGCTGGTCGGTGTGATGAACGCTTTTGGGCTGTCTGTAACAAGTGCCAGTCATGTGGGCGATGTCTTCGCCAAAGCAGCGGCGTTGTCTCAAACCTCGGTTCAAGGAATGACCGAGGCTATGAAGACTGCCTCAGTAGTTGGTGAGCAGTACGGTGCAACACTAGAAGATACAGCCACAGCAATTACTCTGTTGGCCAAAGTGAACATCACTGGTACGTCAGCAGGTACAGCATTTAGGAACATGCTGAAGGAGTTGTACGCGCCAACTGCAGGGGCTGCAGGAGTGATAAAGCAGTTGGGTCTTGAGACTAGCGATGCTCAAGGTAAATTGAAGTCATTCCCGGATATAGTCTACAGCCTTCGCACCATCTTGGAAGAATTTAACAAGACTTCTCAGGTCAACATACTCCAAAAAATGTTTGGAGAAAGAGGGGCAAAAGAAGCCATCGCAATGCTGGCATTGACCAGAGACGAGTGGGACAAACTCAACGGCTCTATATCAAACTCCAGCGGATTCATGCGTGAAGTAGCATCAGAACTTGAGTCGACGACCAAGGGGGTGTTTACCCAGGCTCTGAACACGCTCAAGACAGGTTTTGTTGATGTATTCAACAAAACCGAGGGTCCAATGAAGGATATGGCCATAAGGCTAAAGTCCCTATTTTCCTCGTCAGAGTTCACGTCCGGTTTGTCAGCCACAGTATCGTTTATGGCCAAACTGGCATCAGTCAGCTTGACAGCAGCCTCTGCTTTGTCGACTCTTTTTGCAGCTATTCCTCCTGGTACTGGTACGCTTGTCAGCGCGGCTGCGGCTGCGGCTGCCGTAACTTTGAGCCTGTCTTACCTGACTACTAAGTTGGCACTGGTTGCTACTGTGATGTCGTCGTTGAGTATCGCCACGTTGGCAGCTTTGTCGCCAATGGCTCCGTTGTACATCGCTGTAGGCACGCTCACTGCTGCATACGTATTGTTCAACTCAAAAACGCCCGACAGCATTAACAGTATCAATGCACTCAATTCGGCCCTCGACACTCAGATTTCAAGGTTGCAACTGGTCAACGCCGAACTTGTGAGAAAGATCGGGCTTGAGTCTGGGAGTGCGTCGAACGACACTGCTGCGGTTCGCAAGGAGATAAGCGCGGGCAAGGCGCAACTGGCAGAATATGACAGGTTACTGGCGTCTGACCTTGAGAGCAAGCGTTCTGGAAAGACAACGGTCATTGGGGACATGGCCAGAAATCTATTCACTACTGATGAAAAAGAACGAGAAGACTTTTCCAAGACGAGAGAAGCGCGGGTTCGCCGCCCAGAGTTGGCGTCAAAACTCGCTGAGGCTGAACAAAAGCTCCGTATAGCTGAGGGGTACGAGGACCAGATCAGAATCAATTCATCCAAAGCTCAGGTTCAGGAAGCGTTGAGGCAGCAGGACCTGGAATCCAGGATGAAGACTGGAATCAAGGTGTTTGTTGCGGAGGGTAAAGATAAGGGTGCCAAAACCGGCTCCGGCTCCGGCTCCAATCTCGGAGAACTCAAGGACGCTCGCACACTACTCAGTGACAACCTGTCTTCTGGCCTGAAGCAGGAGCAAATCCAGTTGGGTCGTGAAGTCATCGAAATTGAAACCCAACTGGCTGCGCAGACCGTCAGCGCAACAGTGGCCCAAGAAAAGAAGAACGAGGCAACTCTGGCATCCCTCAGTATCGAAAGGATGTGGATTGAGCAGTCCGTAGCTGATGCCAAGGCGCTTGGTGATAAGGTCCAGTTGTCGAAGTTCGAGAACGACCTTTCCGAAAACTCGCTCAAGATCGAGAAACAGACGCAGCAGGCAAACCTGGATAGTGTGAAGGCTAGGACTGCCGACAACAACAGCATCGAGGACAGCATCCTTGCCAGCCAGCGATACGTTGAAGGCCTGCAATTCGAGGTATCTCTGCTGGGCAAGACTGCCGAGGAGACAGCACGCCTGCGTGCAGAGCGGCAAGCGGCCTTGGCTCTGGACGACATCGCCATCAAGGAGAAGCGCAACCAGATCGCGCCCGAGGTGGCGAACCAAGAACGGGCAGCCATCGTCTCCAACCGAGATGCCCTGATCGCTGACACGGAATTCAGGGAATCGTGGCTGGGTGGTTGGTCTGAAGCCTTCGACGCTCACAACAAGCGGGCTACCAGCGCAGCGCAGTCGGCCAAGGACAGTTTTGCGGCCATGGCGTCTTCTATGGAGGATGCTTTGGTTACCTTCGTGACCACGGGCAAGTTGAATTTTGCCTCCTTCGCCAAGGCATTGATCGCTGACATTGCCCGGATTGAGGCAAGGGCGTTGATGTCAAAAGTACTGTCAGGTGGGGGCGGGTCATCGGGGTTGATTAAGGGCGCTATAGGGCTTGTGTCTGGCCTGTTTGGTGGTGGCGGTACTGTCGGTGGAACCCTACCGGGCGTGATGACCAACGGTGTTGCAATCATGGGCGGTACGAGTTCAGCCAATGGAAACGTGTTTTCCGGCTCTCCCAGCCTGCACGCCTACGCCAACACCGTGCAGACCAGCCCGAAGACGTTCGCTTACCAAAACCTCCATGCCTTCGCCAAAGGTGGTGTCTTCGCTGAGGCTGGCCCGGAGGCTGTGATGCCGCTGACCCGTGACAGTCGCGGTCGTTTGGGTGTGCGTTCTCAAGGTGGAGGTGATGGCCGGATCACGATCATCAACCAGACCACGGGCAGGATTGACCGTGTCTCTGAAAAGACCCTCAGCACTGGCGAGCGCGCACTGATCATTGAAGAGGCCGTTTCCACTACTGCCGCGCAGTTCGCTGATCCCAACAGCAAAACGAGCCGATCCATGCACCGCACGTTCAACCTGCAGAGGAACCGATAATGGCTTCAATCCCAGGCAGTTTTAAGCCTCTTGTCTCGGGCTACGGGTTCGACGAGCCGGGCGGCGTGGCCAGAACCGAAGTGGCTGGTGGTGCCGCCAGATACGCACTGATGTGGGATCGCGGGGTGCAGCGGTTCAAGGTGACACTACTCTTGAGCACTCTACAGTTCTCAGCGTGGAGCGCCTTCTACCACCACACTATCAGGAAGGGTGCGATTGCTTTCGACATGCCGTTGGACTCTGGCTTTGGTGTGTCGGATCACAGTGTCAACATCGTTCCGGGAAGCTACTCCGCGTCATGGGGTGACGGGCAACTTGTATCGGTGGCCTTCGTGGTGGAAACAGAGAACCAAGCCTACGGTATGAGCGCGGCTGATGCTCAGTGTCTTCTTGACGTATTCGAAACCTACGGGGCATTTTCAAACGACTTGCTGGCGAGACTCGCTACTTTTGCCAACTCCGACACTCTGGTACTGGACTACTGATGAGTTTGGACATTGAGGCCAGCCTGCGGGCTTTTCTGGCCAGCGCGCCGCAGTCGGTGTGGCTGATCCCGACGCTGGAGATTAGCCACTCGGCAATGAGTCAAGTATTCCATCTTTGGCGCGAGCCTTATGCCGGAACCACCAGCAGCGGGACGATGCAGCCGTGCAACTTTGAGGTGAAGTTGGCTGGTAGTGCGGGACACTTGGATCAGGTCTTTGACATTCGTTTGGACCTTGTCGATATAGAGGAGGTGTTCAGGGAAGAGATGGATCGGATTCCTATTAACACGACCGAGAAGGTTGAGATCACGTACCGCGAGTATATGAGTGATGATCTGACCTTGGTTCAGTCATCCGCAGTACTGCAAGTTGAGAGCGTGTCTTATGCGGTTGGCGCGGCCACGATCAGTGCCGTATCTCCGAGACTCAACATTACAAGAACCGGGGAAGTCTACTCAATGAAAGACGTACCCATGCTGAGGGGATTCTGATGGACGTTAACTTTTACATGGCCAAGACATACTCAGCACAACCCTGCTGGGAGTTGGTGGCCGATGTCTACGCTACTGAGCGCAGCACTATCGCTGTGGATTACAAGACGGTCAATCGCTCTGTCCGTGAAATGGCTAGTGCTTTCCGTCTGGCTATCCACAAGTCAGCCCACGGCTTTGTCAGGGTGGAGGAGCCGGTCGACATGTGCATTGTGCTTCTAGGAAAGACCGAGGCTATCGGTGTCCATCACTGTGGTATCTACTTCGAAGGAAGCGTACTGCACGCCAACCCGGAAGCCACGCTGTACGAAGACATCTCAACAATCAGGGACCGTTTCGCTCTGGTCGAGTTTTGGTACAAACCATGAAGATTAGACTGTACGAGCACCCGTTTGCTGTCGTAGCCCCGGTAGTTTACGAAACCGACTCGTTGGCGTTGTGGTTGCTCGACCATTACGGTGAGTCTCCCAAGGTTAAGGTCCAGGTATTCGTCGGTGAGCCTTCCGCTGAGAGCGAGATTACCGGAAACGTGCAGGCCCTCTTGGCCGGAGATCAATCCGAGTACACGATCCTGCAAAGCCCTGGCTTTGAGGGCCTGCTTCTAAAAATTGTGGTCATGGTCGTGCTCGCAGTGGCTAGCGCTCTGTTGACACCGAAACCCAAACTGCCTGGTGATGTTAACCGGTCGCAACAGTCACCCAACAACGGGCTAGGTCAGCGGGAAAATAAAGTCAGAATTCTGGAGCGTGTCGAGGATATCTACGGAACCGTGCGGTCCATTCCATCACTGATGATGCCAACCTATTTCAAGTACCTAAACAACAAGAAGTACGAGTACGGGTACTACTGTGTGGGTCGGGGTTATCACGACATCTCTGACGTTAGGGATGGCGACACGCTCATTTCTGACATCACCGCAGCTTGCGCATCGGTCTATGACCCCTTCACGTCCCCCAACAGCGGCGACAGTCCGACACTCCAGATCGGAGACCCTATTGTTGACAGCGTGGTTACTGCCAGTCGTTCTATAGAGGTGGACGGGGTAATTTTATTCGCAAGCAACCAAGTTCAGATCGAGGCCGACTCTGAGTACACGTTCACTCACCATCCAGGCGGGGACACGATAACTCAGTCGAGTAAGGACCCCAATGTAAACTCTGTATGCGAGGTTGGTCAGTCAGTTGATGTCACCATGACCGATGCCACTGTGTCGACTCCGTACATCACATGCACTGCCACCACCCTAAACACATTTGAGGTTTCTTCTGACTCAACTGCTTTTGATAACATGGATGTTGGTTCTGTAGTTACCGTGATCGGTTTTACAGTACCAACCAACAATGGCATTTTTACCATAACAGCAAAACCCAGTGCTTTGATAATAGAAGTTGACGGCCCTCTTACCACAGAGACATCGGTCGGTGTAATTTTTTCTGTTACAGTAAACTACACGGGCAGTTATGTGATCGCGGACGTTGACGATGGAGTACTCACGCTAACAACCAACGATTGGACTGCACCAGTAACACAGACGTGTAAGGTGGAGACTCACAAATCACATGCCACGGATTGGGTCACACTCCATGACGCTGACAGGACAGAGGTGTGGGTTAACGTTGTGGCCCCATCTGGACTCTATTACGACAATGGGGGACTTTGGGATCTGTCTGTCTCATTTACAGTCGAGATTGAGAAACTCCACGCCACAACGCTGGCCCCGCTTGGCGTCGTGGAAACATCCATCGGATCACTAACAGGTAAAGTGCCTGATGAGATTGCAGATACGATAGAGCACACCACGGCTTGGACTGGGCCAGCGAGGGTCAGAATGTGGCGAGACACGATACATGACTTTGACTTTGGGGGGGTCGTTCAGGATGAAATCAAGTGGACAGACTTGTATGGAGTGTCTGCTGTCGGCCCGAATCATTTCGGGAACAAAACAACGATCCATACGATCACTCAAGCCACGTCACGCGCCACAGCAGTAAAGACGCGGCAGTTGAATTGTCTGGCATCGCGCCTTCTACCGACTTATGACGGCACCACGTTCAGCGGGGCTTTTGACGCAACCGGTGCTCACGTCAGCGGGACTATTTCGGCTACGTCAAAGCTGTGCGACATCATCGCCGCAGTATCAGCAGACCCCAAAATTGGTAACCGCAACCTTGCCACTGACGTGGACATGGCCCAGATATGGACCACACAAGGTCTGCTTGACGCTTGGAACACGGAGTGTGGGCAGTTCAATTACACGTTCGATTCCGACAACATTAGCTTCGAGGAGACTGTGGTCACGATTGCTGATGCAGGCTTCTGTGTGGCATACCGGCAGAACGGTAAAATCAGGCTGTCGTTCGAGCGTGCCGCCGCATCAGCAACGGCCTTGTTCACCCACCGCAACAAGAAACCCAAGTCCGAGACTATCACTCGCAAGTTTGCCAATGACGCGGAGTATGACGGTGTGGAGTTCATCTACACCGACCCGGAATCTAACCGGTCTGAGACGATCATCCTGCCCACGTCAGGGGACTACACCAAACTGAAGAAATATGAGATCGCTGGCATTCGTTCGTTCGAGCAGGCGTGGTTGCGGGCCAATCGTGAGTACCAGAAGCTGTTGGGGCAGCGTATCACCATCGAAACGGTGACCACGTTGGACGCCCGCTCCCTCCTACCAAACTCACGGGTAGATATCGTCGACAACACCCGCTTCAAGAGCTACGACGGAGAGGTGGTGGCTCAGAACGGCATGACCCTCACCCTCAGCCGGGACGTGGAATTTCAGCCTAGTGGTGCACACAGCATTGTGCTGATGAAGCGGGATGGGTCGCTGCAAAGCATTGCGGTCACCGAGGGTGATGAGCCGAACAGAGTGGTCTTGTCCAGCTTGCCGAGTGAAGCTGTGGTCACCTCAACTGGTGAAAACGGTATCAGGACCATCTTCAGTTTTGCTGCCGATAGCGCACGCGGAAGCATGGCTTATCTGGTCCAGGAACTGGATATTACTGATTCTCAATATTGCACGATAAAAGCAATCAACTATAGCCCTGACTACTACTCAGCGGACTATACGACTATTCCCCCCAAATCAGAAATAATAAACTAGGAAGATCAACATGCCCGCTATTAGCATAACAGACCTGAATAACGCCAAACTGGACGTTGACCATATTGCCGAGATCGCCACCAGTCTGGCAGACACCTCAACAGACAGGCTGGGTCACACCAAAAACACGATCAGTCACGCTATTGAATTGATTGACGCTGACGTGCTTGCTGTAAGTGATAGGGCTGATCAAGCGCTTAGCGTGGATATTCCATCGGCGATTGCCAGTTTGACTGTAATCAACAACCGTGGGGAATGGGTGTCATCCACTGCCTATACCTATCGGGACATTGTATCCTATTCTGGATCGTGGTACATATGTGTAGTGCCCCACACCTCATCCGGTGTTTTTGCCACGGATGCTGCAACAAAATGGAGAATATACCAAGGGATCACCACTGGAGACCTGTCCGTCGCAGGTGGTGCAGGGCTTGTTGGGTATAGTCAACAACATACTTACTCAGATGGGAGTGTTGGCAAAAAATTACAAGAAGTGGTATCCGTTAAGGACTTCGGCGCTGTTGGTGATGGGGTAACAGATGATACGGCTGCTATTCAGGCGGCGTTAGACACTGGTGTAGCGATAATGTTTCCTACAGGCATTTATCGGACAACTGCTGAAATAGTCTTAAAAACTGGTTCAAAAATAGTTGGCTCAGGCAATTTTTCTGGGTTTGTAAATTCCCTTGGCGGGGCAGTAGCGCCGCTTAATGATTATACAGTCGGAACAACACTTATTCGGTATGATGGTGCAACCTCAGCAACGGCTTGTGTTATTCGCGCGGCTTCAGAAGCTGTTGGAGTAGAGCCTACTGATCCAAATACCAGAAACCTAACCAACTGTGGGGTGAAAGACGTTGTTATTGACGGTGGCGGGAAAGCAGGCATTGGTCTTTATATAGTTCGCGCTACTTCTAACAACACTTATGACAATATTACTGTAACTCGTACAACTGCACACGGTTTCCTGATCTTGATTTCGTTCATCGGTAACTGTAAAAAATGGGTTGCTTATCTGAATGAAGGATGCGGTATCACGTTAGGCATCAACGTTTTTTCGTGGGTAAGTAATAATGTGACAGTAGATGAAATCCACTTCGACTCGTTTTTTGCCTATTATAACGGTCACTCAACCTTACGCGTTCCTATGGGACAGTACAACAAGACAACCAATTATAAAAAAGAGTATGGAATTGGGTTTGGTCAAGGACGTGCGGTTAAATTCACAAATGCGCAGGCATCCCGCAATGGTGGTGTAGGTATTTACTGTGAATGTGATCGTTGGCCTGTTAATTTTGATACTTTTTACACAGAATACAACTGTGAGAGTGACACAGATATTCCAACTAATGGTCGATTTGGCATTTGGGTACAGGGTGTTACTGGTGGAGTATCGAGGCATCTTCAATTTGGAAATGGTTATATGTCAGGAAGCACGGTCACTCTAAAAGAATCAGACGGAATTATGCTTGCAGGGACTGCTCCATCACGAACAGGCGAAGACGCTGTTATATTTGAACAAATACCATTGCTAAAACACTTAGAAGCTGGATGGTCTAATTATCGTCTGGTTGATTGTGATAGCACTGTAACAATTACAGGAACAAAACCAAATTACGTTCCGCAGGTTGTTAATGGTCAGTTCAATATGGGAATTTCAGGAACCGCAGCAGTGGCGGTGTCTGGAGCTGCTATTTCAAGTTCAGTTTGTTCAGGAAACATTACGAGCGTTACCTATACGGGGACTGGGAATTATCACGTAACATTCACCACCAATATGATCACCAATAATTATCTTGCTATTGTGAGTGGTAATGAAAACAGAAGTTTAGCCATTGCAAATAAGAGTGTTTCAGGATTTGATGTTAAGTCAAAAGCAATCTCTGCTGGTGCATTCGTTGCCTCTGACTCTGCAACTGTCAATATTCTTGTGGTTGGTGGGTACGCAATATGATTTTAGATTCTTTTAATTTGCTTCCTTCTGACTGCACATGTAACTACATCAGAACTTATATAACAACAGCGATAAAGGAACAACAACACCGAAATAGGATGCTCTGTCGCGTCTTTGGACGCGGGCACGACCTCTGTTAAAACTCAACCCACTTTCTAACCATCAATTTACTATGATGAAACTATGCGCATACTGCCACCCTGCAGCCATCAACAGGCCTCACTAGGCAGTAGTTGCGCATAGTTGCACTTCATAAGTCTTTGATTTCACTGGCCCAAAAAGCCAGTGAAATGCCTGTAGAGCGGGTCAGCCGCTTGCTCAAGGTTCAGCGTGGTCACAGGTGTTCCAGTGCGCCTTCGATGTCCCGGTAGGCTTGGGACATCAGTCGGTAGTCCAGCTTCGGCAGCATCCTTTCAGCGGCTAGGATGCCCTCAGCAAGCTGGCCTAACTCGGCGCGGTGGGCACGCCAACTGCCAGTATCCAGTTCCCGGTCGGCGATCACGCGCAAAGTGATGATGCACTTGTCGACCGAGACCTTGTCCAGGTGAGTGACCAGCGGGTTGTAGTCAGATGCGACGGAGATGGTGAG